TCTCATCCATCGAAACCTTTTTTCGGGCGGCAGTTTTACTCAGTTCCTTTTTCTTGTCCTTATGAACTTGAGTCTTTGATCCCATCATTCCCGTCTTATTCTTTCGAACCTTAACACTCTCTTCTTTCTCCGAAGAATTAGGATCATCGTGAGTATAACCGAGCTTAGCCATTCTTTCATGATCTTCGGGAGTTTTTGCGGTATACGCCTTTCCGGTTTTAGGATCATACATCTTGTGAGGATATACTGCTTCTTCTGATTTACTTTCGGTTACGGGGGCAGCAGTTACAAGAACTTCCGCGTCCTTTCCTCGACTTTTTAAAGTTGAAACTATTTTGTCGGCAAGTCTTTTACTACGGACAACTTTCCAAAATTTCTTTTGCCCTTTAAACATAATAGCGTAATTGTTGGGCCCTTCCTTTTCAAGTTCCCGAGCAATCTCACGCTTTTTAAAACTACTAATTTCTTTCAACTTGCCCATGTCTTCTATTTATAATTTACGCTTCTTCTATACGTATCAAGAGATCTTTTTTTCCACTAAAAACTCTATGAAATGTGTTCTTTTTTATGTGATACTCTTTTCCTAACTCAAGTTTCTTTGGAAGTTCATTGTCCATTTGAAGTTCCCAGTCATTACCCGATGATATTATATATATTGTTCGATCTTTTCTGTCACGATGCCAATCCAACTCAGAAGATTCTTCCTTTGCGAAGATTCTTCGAAAGTGAGATCCGTGGGCATAAAAGTCTTTATATTCCTCTACCACCACGAACTTGGATTGTCAACTTGAAGACCTAAAGATTTCGCAAAACGAGGAAGTCTACACGCCCAGTAAGAAGCCTTAGTTTTATCATTTCGTGTATCGCATTTGTGACGAGCAGCAAATGACTTCCTTGCCTCAGGATCATTAATCTTTATCTTCAGTCCGGTTGTGTCTCCAAAAGAAACCTTCTTAATGTTCTTTGTTTGAGGATCGCGAACATAAACATAGAACTTTTTGTTACCACCTCTTTTGGGTTTGTTGAGTTCTGGATCCTCTTCATTGAGAGACTCATTCTTTTTACGACCCTGACAATGAGCCCTCTGACTGAATCCCTTTGGATTGTTGCAGTCAATACTCTTCTTATACTTCTCGCTCCACTTCTCAACCATCTCAACCATTGGCCAATCCAATGGAACTTCGTATCCCCTATACTCGGCGATCTCTCCAATGTCAGTCTTGATGATGTCTTCATTGATATCGTTGAGCTCGATCTTTCCCTCTAACCAAAGTTCTCGGGTCTCTCGAAAGAATTCAAAGTAACGATCCGATCCGGGCCGATAGATGTTATCGACAAAGGGAATCTCTCTCTTTGCCATTTCGACTATGGCCTCAAACACAAAATGTTCTTTAAAATTCTTCATTGTTTCAACTCTTCAAGTATCTCTCTAAAACCAAATTGTAAAATACTGAATTCGTTTTCAGCCGCAAACTCTTCTATTTCCTTTATCTGTTCTTCTTCCAAATCGTAGATGTCATCAACACCATAGTGTTGTTCTATCGCAAATATAACATCTTCTTTGATTTCATTTTCGATGTTTTCCTCGAACTTATACATTCTATTCCATTCAAACGGCATGATATTATCCCTTATGTTTCTTCCAGAGATCAGCGTCGGCAGTCGTTCTTGTCTTTCCACCCGTGATGAAAGAATTGATTCGGGCGTGTCCCCATTGTTCCGGTGTTGTGCCGGGGCGATGTCCTGTTCTCCATGCAGCCACACCTCTCTTGTAAACCTGTTTCAGTATGGATGCAGAGATGCCAGAAGCCTTTGCCTTCTTTGCAATGGATTTGTCTGCCGAGGATTCGTCAAGTTTCATCTTCTTACGAAGTTCTTCAATCTCCTTACGTATCCTCAACTGAGCAGGAGAATTCGGCATGTGTTTCATTGCCTTCGTGTATAACTTATAGAGTTTTGCCTTATCGTTTTCGTCAAGATTGAGATCTTCTTTGTACAACTCCGGAAACTTCTTCTTCATATCCTGAGTGTATTTCGAAGGTTTCGTCTTGGCGGATGCATCGCCCGGAGCGGGTTTGTATGCCGAAGGATCTTCGTCGGACTTCTTCGCACCCTTCTCAAAGTGACGAGCTCGAGCGGCCTTAGTGGACTTCTTCATGTCCTTTCCGTAATACTTTGCGGGTTGTGTTCCCTCACGATCCTTTATATCCTTGTCCTGTCGAACCTCGGAAAGACTATCAACGAAGTGTTTGTTTTCGTTGGTGTCAATGATGAAATTTGTTCTTCTTTCAGCAATGGTGATTTTGTTGTTTCCCGAGTAAACCGTATCTCCAACATTGAAGATTTCACCCGCAACATATCTCTCACGAATAGTAGACAACTGTGGCAACTGAATATGTTTGCGAAAGTTGACCTTTTCCTTCAATCCCATTCTCTTACGAAGTAGATTGAAGAGCGTCATATCCTCACCATAAGATCTTGGTAGACCCTGAGAAAAGGATTTGAAGTCACCTGCAACTGCGGCTGCTCTCATCTTAGAGGCGCTCATTCCTGTCACACCTTCTGCATCGGGATCTCTTTCACCGGCGGAGATGACATCAATACCATCCGGAAACTCGTAGAAACCATGTCGTCCCTCGACTCCAACATATTTGTTGAGCAGTTTACGAAATTCGGCAACACGATCCGATCCAACAACCATTACGATGCGAGTGAATCCCTGATCGTAAAGAGAAGTCGCGACATCAAAGACGTTCTTGATTCGCGAATCGAGAATGATGTTCCTTCCATGTTTCGGAAACATCTTACGCATGATCTTTACCTTCTCATCGTATTGAAGAGGATTTTTCTTGGCATCGTTAGAGTGTGATGCATAAATTCGATAGTTGCTACCAATCGCCACGGATGCAAGTTTGTTCATCAACTTCTCGTGACCCGTTGTCGGTGGATTGAACCGACCGAAAGTAAATACTACTTCGTTTTTCTTCTCTTCGCTATACTGTTTAAATGTTTTCACGGTATTATTTATCTCTCCCAACCCTTTATTACATCCTTTGAAAAATTGTTCATTGAGAACTCCATACGATCCACAAGTTTTACGGCGCCATCATTTGTCTTGTCGATTGCAACAAAACCTTCACTGCCCGTGACTTTGAAACCGTTTTGAGTTCTCACAAAGGTGTCAAGTTCCCTAACCTTATCCAACTTTGCAATGATAAGAAGTTTAGCATCAACAATTGCGTTCTGTAGAGCAAAGACCAAATCCAAGTTCTTTTTATTGTCCTTTGAGAAGAACTTCATGACCTCATCGAGCTTTGCCTGTACTCCGGCCTTACCCTTTTCGGTCTTTCTCTTCTCCATCTCCTTACCAAACTTATCTTCAAACCAAAGGATTAAATCGTTGACGTGTTTTCCCGTGTTCTGTATTCTTTCTCCTCTACGTACTAAAGAATTGTTGAAGGTCTCGATGTATCCAGCGAGCTCGCTGTTTGATTGGAGTTGACGCAACGTAGTGCCCGCTATCTTTTGGAATATCTTTCCGGCTTTTGATAGTGCCTCCGTTACCTCTCTTGTTTCTGTGTCGGTGAGTGTTGCTGTTCCGCTTTGATCCTTGTAATCCGCGTCCTGATACCATATAGAAGCTTTTTTCTTAAGTTTACCTATGTCTACTCCGTATGATGCTTTCATTTCCTCAAAGGATTTTCCTGTGTAGGTTGTATGAAAGACCACACCCAAGTTTGCTTTCATTATGGTTTTTGCTAGGTCGGACTTGACGGGTACTGCATAGACGATTGTGTTTGGTTGGAATGTTACGTACTTCTCACCGTCGATATTCTCAACGCTAAGATCATTCTTTGTAAACATAATATCGCCTTGAATCACATCTTTGATTCCAAGATCTTTCAATTCATTGTACGCTGTTACGAGTTTATCTGCAAGGTCTCCGGAAGTATCAGCACGAACATCGGCTTCTGACTTATAGACCTTTGGATTCTTATTAAAAATTCCTTTCTTTGCAACGAAGAACTTTCCATCACTTGGATCAGTTCCGGCAAAGACTGCGGGCGCTCCGTCCCACTTGACCGTTACATCAAAACGACCCTTACCCTGACCTGCCAACATATCACGAAACGCTCGAAGAGCAGCGATTGCATCTCTTGCACCAGTCACACCACCGTAGATCACACGATCTTCGATGTGAGTCATGTGGACATTCTTGCCAGTCTTTGACTCGACTATAAACTCTTTGAATCCTATCATTTTGTCTCCGGATTTGGTTTGTAGTCACACATAATATGAGATGGATAAAGATCACCCTGTTTATTTCTTATGTTGAATTTGAAGATGTAAAGTGGTGTTACAACCTCAATGTCGATTCTTTTTGCTTCGCCTGGTCTTGGATAGAGGATTTGAATACTCTTGATCGTAGACGCTGTTTTCATTCGAGATGCAGTCATCTCGTAGAACTCTACCTTTTTACCCTTGCGATGAACCATCCAATAACCATAACCAATACCAGTTATTAACAATCTTTGTAGGGCTTTCTTGTTTGCATTTGGATTAACAACATCCTTTTTACCAGACTTTTTGGCTGTCTTGGGATCGTATTTCGTGAAAGTGTCGATAAACCTTTGTTCGTCAATACCGAACATATCAAGAAGTTTTCTTCCATCCGAATTGGTAATCTTACCACTTTCGAATTGATCCGGTGTGAAAATTCTGGCCACTCCTGCATTGAAAAATGTAACAGTGTTTCCGAACTTCGCAGAGAGATATTGCTTACCCTGATCTGTGGTGACTGTAACATCAGTAACTTTAGAACCTATCTTGAGATCTCTTCCCCCTATTACTGCTTTAACATCACCAAACACTAACGGTCTCTTTGTGTTTGCACCACCCTCAAGACTCACTTCGATAAATCTCGCATCCTTCAAAAAGGAGTCGTGCATACCTTTGATCATTTCCGGAAATTTGAAATCTCCGTCAAGACCGCTTTCTATATACTTTTCTAAATCCGAAACAATTTGATTTTCAAAGGCGAACCCCTTTGACTTGCTTCCTCGTCCTCCCCGAGATCCGTTTCCGGCAGTCAACTTAAATCCATATTCTTTGGATAGTTTGGGAAGATCGAGATCTATTGCAACAGACCTTGCAACCTTTATTCCATTCTCCTTTTTAGATTGAGATAGGGCAAATGGATCGGGCATACCCGTCTCTTGTGTTACAACCGAATAGAGAGACTTGAGTTTTTCCTTCTGATCATCCGACAAGTGTGTGAGATTATCAATCTCCACCTGAGATTTTGGTATAATGTCGTATGCCTCGGATAAAAATTCTTTAAAATTTAACATAGATCCCATGAATTAGATAATGTATCTATTTATAAGATTAACTAATTTAGATGAAACCCTTTGCCCACTTTTCGTGAGTGTAACCAAATTCCTCCATGTATCTCACGTAGAGACCTGTTTCTCGACCAGACGCCTCGATCTCCCAAGGCCAATCGTAATAGTGAAACTTGTTGCAATCAAATTCTTCGCCTTTCCAAAAGACGGTATCCAGAGATAATCGAGAATCTTTCATTTCTCCGGTGGCGTATTGTTTGACATGAACCATCTCATGAGCCAAGGTCTCAATCAAAGACGCAAGACCATTGCTTGAGTCCAGACGAATCGTAAACTCTCTTGGTTTGTTTCGACGATCTTCCCAGATGCAGTCTCCTTCTGTCTCCTCTTTGTGCTTGAGTCGATAGATCAATTCAATGGTCAGAAAAAGACTTGGTAACTTTCTTTTGAAGAGAAGCTTCTCGAAGAAGTAGGCAGCTCGTTCAACATGTTCCCTTTTTGTCTCGGTAGAACCTTCTATTTCAACTATCATCTTACCTCATTATGAACTAAGAACTCTCAAAGTCAACACCCAATTGTGTAAAAAAGATGTAAAAGTGGATATTTGTCCAGTTTTT